AACCCCTAGCTAAACAGCTATCTCAGGAGTTAGGTATTGATGAGCGTGTTATCATTGCACAGAGTGCTGTTGAAACAGGCTGGGGTAGTAAGGTAAAAGGTAATAGCTTCTTTGGTATCAAGGCACATGGCGGTGAAGGTATTGACTTTACTACACATGAAGTTATTGATGGTAAGAGAGTAAAGGTTACAGATAAGTTTAAGGCGTATAATAGTTTAGCTGATAGCGTAAAAGGCTACGGTACTTTCTTACAAGAGAACCCACGCTACAAACCTTTCCTTGCAGCCACTACATTAGAAGAACAAATTGCTGCACTAGGCAGATCAGGCTACGCTACTGATCCTAACTACGCAAAGACAGTAAGAAGTATAGTTAAAGGAAGAACTCTCAGAGAGTTAGGTGGTTATGAATGACAAACCAAGTTGATATATTTAAAAAGTATGGACTAGATGAGGGTGGCTTTGCGAAAGTAGAGCCACCTATGCATAAGCATAGTTCTATTGTACTAGACAATGAAGAGGATATCTTTGAAAGTCCTATACCTGAAGGTCAGAAGTTAAAGAAGAAGGATCTTTATAGATACGAAAACCTCAACACTATACGTGACTACATGTCAGCCAATAAGGGTGCTGACTATATGGACATGGAAGAAGAAACCTTAGTAGAAGACTTCGTAGATCATATGCGTTTCTTTAATACCAACGCTGTGTCTACTGCAGGTGAGGTACGCTTTATAAGTAAAGCGGATGATAACACAAAGGCTATGGCTGCTGAAGCGTACAACTTGTACGACAGCTTAGGTAATGTGTTTGTCAATGACGGTATATACGGTGCGTTAGACGGTGTGAAAGACTACGTGTTTGCTGCAGCGTCAGACCCTACAAACTATGTGGGTGCGCTTACTGGTGGTTTCGGTAAGGCCGCTGCATTAGGTGTAACACAAACAGGTAAGGCTGCAATCAGACAAGCAGCAAGTCAGGCCGCTAAACGTGCAGCACAGAGTGGTGCTACTAAGCAAGCTGCTGAGAATGCTGGCATTGAGGCTGGTACTCTAATGGCTCAGAAGATGATAGCCAAGAGTGCGTCTAGCAAAGAAGTTTCTATGGCAGCACGTAAGGCTGCAAAGAAAGCTAAAGCAGAAGTCAGACTAAATGCAGCACAACAGGCTGCGGCTGGGGTAGCTAAAGACGAACTAAAGAAGGCTGGCAAGAGAGCCGTACTACAGACCACTGCCATTGACGCTCTTGTTGCTGCAACTCAAGACAACGCTATACAGCACATCTATTTAGATGTAGGTGCTCAAGAAGAATACAGTGAGTTACAAACAGGTTTATCTCTTGCGCTGGGCGGTGTAGGGGGTGGCTTGCATTATGCCTTTGGTAAGTTTGACGGTGCGTCAGGATTAGGTGATGCTGTACAAGAGGCACAGATAGCAGGACGTGCAGAGAAGTCAACTGAGTTAGTTGATAAAGCTAAGATTGCCTCATTGGATAAAGACATAGAGGCAGCACAAGCTATGCCAGCCACAAGCAAAGGACAGAAGGCAGCTAGAACTAGAAAGATAAACCAACTCAAGGCAGAGAAGCGTAAACTAAAACGTGAGACTATAGGTAAGTCTTTGTTGCCTGACGTTAAGGATCAAGAGAGAGCATCTAACGCTATCAAGGATGGTATCAAAAGATGGGATGAGAAAGTCAAAGCAGGTGAGGAAGTCTTAGAAGAGAACACAGCTATACCTGAAACTCTATTACGTCAAATCATGCTAGGTGATGGTAATAAGGGTGGTGTTGTAGAAGTATTCAGAGATAAAGGTATAAAGATTCGTAGGGATACTAAGGTATCTGATGTTATGACTAACCTGTTAAGGTTTATGCCAGAAGAAGAACTTCAAGAGATATCAGGATTATTTAGAAGTCGTGTAGGTGTAACACTAGGTGAGGCTGCTGACTTAGGAGTAGAGATAGGCGAGATTATTGCAGCAGACGTATCCAGAGCAGGACGTAAGCTTGCAGTCATGTCTCAGGTTAGACGTACCATAGACGGTGGTGTTGTAGCTGGTAACGAGATCCTTAAAGAAACACTCAACAGTAAAGAACTACGTGATACACTTGAGTCTGAGTTTGCTGTAGCTAGAAAAGCTAAGCGGTTCTCTTACGGTCAGAACGTATGGAAACGTATGTTAGTTTCATCTCCTGCTACTACATCCGCAAACGTTATGGGCTTCGGGCAGTTCTTTAGTGGTCAGGTTGTAGCTGACACTATGTCATCTGGTTTACTCATGGTTGGTGCTGCAGGGCGTTACGGTATAGGTGACTTCAAGGGAGCAGAAAAACTAGTTAAACAAGCTAAAGTATATTCTCAAATACAAGCTCAAAAGATGAAGAACTTTGCTGATCCTTTCACAACACATGACGCTTATATGAAGATGATGCAAGAAATTAAAGATGAAACAGGAAAGTCCGACATCCAAGGTCTATTGTTTGAGACAGTAGCAGGGGGAGTAGAACGTAGCGCTAAACGTTTTGGTATGGACCCTAATGATCCTTATTACAAGAATATAGAAAGAGTTACAAACGCATCTATGAATATTACAGGTGTACGTATCCAAGATACATTCACTAAGTCACAGATGTTTATGACTGAATTAGACAAGTATCTAAGGTTAAAGAAAGAAGTATCACTCAAGACAATTCTTAAAGAAGGTAGACTAGATGAGATAGACGATGACGTTATTGGTGCTGCTATTGACACGACACTACGGTCTGTCTTTTCAAAGGACTACACGACAAAAGACCAAGCCTTAGGAGAGGTAGCTAAGTTTGTAGAGAAAGCGTCTAACACTCCTGGTTTAGGAACTATCATACCGTTTGGTAGATTTATGAACAACGTTGTAGCTACAGCTTATCAGTGGGGTCCAGCATCATTACTTCCTGCTGCAGCACGTATAGCTAAGGATGGAGACATCCAGTCCGTTGAGGCTATGTCTAGAGCTTTAGTAGGTACAGCAGGGATAGGCACGGCTATGCTGTACTCAGAGAAGCAAGAGAAGCAAGGCTTAGCTTTCAACGAGATCAACACAGGTGGCGGTACTATCATAGATGTACGTAACGTATTCCCTATGTCAGCTTTCTTAGCTATAGGACGTGCCGCAAACCTAAGACGTAAAGGCGAGCCTATACCCAAAGAGCTTATGCAAGAGGTAGGAAACCAGCTTGCTATTGGACAGGTTGCAAGGGATGCACAGTTTGCAAATGATCTGTACAATATTATGGACATGATGTTCAACGCAGAGGGTGGCGACAGAAGCAAAGGCTTAGAGGCTTTGTACAAGTCTGCAGGAAACATATCTGCTGGCTTTACCCGTCCACTTGATGCAGCTAACAGAATGGTTGGCTTCCTGACTGACACTGATACAGCTAAGGATGTTAGACAGGCTAAGGGTGGCGCAGTGTTTACACAGAGCGCAACTAAATACTTTGACAATATCTTAGAGGTACTAATAGGGGAATCGGATACCATCACTGGTGAAAAGCTACGGGTAGCTACACGTCAGGGTGATGTCTATGATGCTAATCCGTTAGCTAGGATACTAGGTATCAACGTTAAGAAAGGTAGAACAGCAGCAGAGAAAGTATACTCTCTGTCTGAACTACAGACATGGACAGCAGATCAACGTGGTAAGATTCCTATGTATGACAGGATCTTTAATGAGTCGCTTGCTCCTATGCTAGAGCCTAAAATGACTAGGCTTCTAAAGGATGAGCGCTTTACTGAGGGGAAAGGTTTACCTGCAGGTGCAAGCTTGCTGCAGTATCGTAGAGACAGAGTTAAGTTTGAGCTTCAAGAGGCTCGTAAAGAAACACGAAAAATGTTAGACTATTACGAGAATCCTGGTTTCATGGATAGGCTGCGCTATAAGGCTTACACTAAGGGTACTAAAGAGCAACAAAAAGAAGCTTTCAAGTACATGCAGCGCAACGGTGTCTCTACTACAGATGTACGAGAGTTCAACTTCAGAGAGTTAAACATGTACAACTCATACATAGATCATCTCAATTACCTAAAGAAGGGTAACTAAGAAAAGAAGAGGGGGCCACGACAGCCCCCTTTTTTTATTTAAGTTTAGTTATTTCTGCTGCATGTCTAGCTAATAAGATAGCATCTTCTATACTTTGTAGTGCTCTATCTTTTGATTTAGATTCATACAGGCTAGTAGATATGTGACGCTGGGCAGGTATCAATAAGGTAACTAACTTATCGTAGAACTCTTCCTGCCTAGCTCGTGTGTGCTTTTTAGCTTCTTCTTCTAGGTTCACATTATGCACTCTCTGGTATTTGGAAACAATATGTTTTAGCTGTAGCTGATGCTCCTGGTTTTGAACCTTCTAACCGTTCTTCCATAGTGGAACCAACCTCATTACAAGACGCATGGTCCATGAACAAACCATTAAAGGCGTGTACCTGTACCTTACCTTCAAACATCATAACTAACAGTAAAGCATACATGTTAAAACCAATTCTTCACTTGATCAATCAAGGCTGGACCATGCTCTACTGCTAAGTTGACCACTTCTCCAATAGCTGCCACACCAATAGTTGCTACTGCCATAAATTCAATACCTGTCATTTTACTTCTCCTTTGGGTTTAAGTTAAGTCTACTACTTCACATACATCACCAGTACAAGCCATAGTCTGCATTGCAACAGTGTTGTCCTCTTGTTCATAGTCAGAGAGCTTACTCCAATCAATCTTCTCTGGCATAGAACTTAATAATACTTCATACTCTTCCTTTGTGCAATCCTGATATGGGGCTTGCTGATAAGTATGATCTGAGTGTGGCAAGAAAGACACACCTGACATCTCATCAAAGTGTTCATACACAAACGCACCCACAGCCATCCACTCAGAGTCACGCACTGAGATAGTCACACTAGGTTTATGTTCACACCAATGACGTTGATACATTAGCCAAAGCTCAAGCTGTTCTATAGCTGTCATATCATTACGTGTTACTGCACCTGCTGGTGACTTCTGTGGAAAGCTGAACACAGTAGTTGTATCACCCTTCATAACGCACGGCTCATTAGGAATACCTTGATCCTTCATAAGCTGCGTCAATGGATCTTTGTTATCACCACGGACAGTACGGATATAATAGGCACTGTGACGAGCATGTATCCCAGAGGCGCTATCCACCAGTTGTGATACCGTTCCCGATGGTTTATTGCAGCTAATCGCAGCGCTATGAGGTATACCAAGACGGTCAGCCCATTCAGCATTAGTAGATACAGCAATGCTCCTAAGGTGTGCAAGGGTCTTCTCCAATCCTCTATTCTCAGTTGTCATTAAGGGGTTATCCATTATACCTGTAAGAGACACACCCAACAGACGTTCTTCTTCTGTGTTCTTGCTCCATACCTTACGTAAGTAGGGGAACTTTGTGTAGGCTGACTGGATTGTTCCAAGGATAGTTGCGATACGTACCTTACCTTCTAGGTTTTCAATAGTGTCTGTGGCACGTACAACAACTTCCGTAAGATTGCAGAACTGATAAGGGCGCAAGATGATTTCGCTGCACGGGTTAGTTCCAAACTCGTGGTCAGGATCACGCCTACCATTCTTAGCTGCCTGTACTTTACTTGCTTGGCGATTGAATATTCCACGCTCACCAGACTTACTTTCCACTAGGGCTTGCCACTCACGCATGAACGTTTCCATGTCGGGCTTCTCAGTGTAGCTCACAGAGTTATTCGCTAACGCACGATGCGCTGCAGTCTCCCACCACTGACCTGACTTAGCGTGACGCATACGGTCATCACTCAGGTTAGACAGAGATATCATAGCACTACGACGAACACCACCTACCACAACGATCTGACCAATGAAGCACATCAAGTCATGGCACTCAATGCTAGATAGCTTACGCCCCTGTGCATTCTTGAATGTAGTGATAGCAAAGTTAAACAGTTCAACTAAAGGCGCTGGGCCTGATGCCCTACCGCCGAATGTCTTTAGTCTTGCACCTGCAGGACGAACCTTTGAGACATCCCATTTAGGAATCTCACCAGCCCATAGGAGTGCCAACACTTGACGGAACGCCTTAGCCCAACCTTCCTTACTATCTTTGACAACGACTGTGGTATCACTGTCGAACAACTCAGGTACTTCAGGGAGCTTGGATATGAACTGACGCTCGACACTGAAGCCGACACCAGTACCACACAAGAGAATGAACATAGCCTCATCGAAGGACTTAGGATCATCTACGGGTAAGTAACTACAGTTATATCCAGCAGTGTTGTCTCTGTCAAGTGCTGGACCTGCAGTCATCATAGCTCGCATGGATGGCATAACGTCTAAGCTTATGATAGCGTCACGAATCTGATCTACATAGCTATCATACCCTGCCTTAGGGCGTACAACGTTATTCATGTAACGCTCTACTGTTTCACTCCAAGACTCACGCCCTTTGTTATCAAAGTATTTAGCGTACCTAGACTTGTGAATGAAGGACTGATAGTCAGTCGGTAAGTAATTATCCATTATCGTTTATCCCCATTGCCTTTTATAGTTCCTCTTTCTTGTCGATCCTTTAACTTCTTTAAGTTATTCCTGGCTATGTCTGACAGGTCTACATTCAAGTCACGACAGAGTGCTGCTATGTACCACAGGCAATCACCTATCTCATCTGAAATACCTTCACGATCAAAGCTACCGTCACGTAAGATCTTCTTTACTTTGTTAGCTACCTCACCTGCCTCTGCTGCTAAGCCCAGCGCAGGGTATATAACTTGATGCTCTACTTTGTAGATAGCGGTAGACGCTGCCATCTCTTGATACTCGTTTAGCAAGTAATCAACATCATTGAATCTTTTAAATGCATCTATATCTTCTTGACTAATCACTACCATCTCTCCTTTACTTGCAGTTTATCTACCTGAATATCGTCAATGTCATGGAACGTGTTGTGTATTAAGTCATACACATCCTCTGTGTGGGCATCCTCTACAAGAGATAATATGTTACCGTCTTCTTCTATCTCCATAACAAAAGTAACACTAAACTTCTTGTTCATTTGTGCATTTCCTTCATAGTCTCTAGCATTCTATCTAAATAGTACTGTGCCTTTTCCATATCTTCTACAGATTTACCTTTGTAGTTGTGCCTGTGTTGGTACTTAATAAGATTACCCCAACAGTATCCTTTAAACTCTTCTGGTGTTAGTCTTTCTTTGATGTACTCTATACATTCTATACCGCTTAATGCGTAATGCATAGGTTTGTTTACTGGATCATACTCTGGCATGTTATGCATTCCCTACTGTTTTAGTGAACCTTGTAAGCTTTAGTACCTTACCATCTGTACCTTCCACTTCTTCATAACTGTTTTCTATTGAATTGTCAAGCCCCATTTCATCGTTTCTATAATCTTCTACCATGCTGTACAAGTCTTCATCATCCTGCGCCATCTTCAAGAAGGCACCCATCAGTGTAGCCAAGTGTATGAAGTAAGACAACTCATCCAAGCTTAACATCTTTAGTTCACCTACAAGTAGTCCTGTACTTAGATCTCCTGTCCAACCGTTCTCATCGAATGATGCAGGTGATAGTATGATTGCAACCTCATCATCTTGTATGTAACGCTTCATCTATCTATTTTCTCCTTGAGTGTTACCTTTTTAGTCTTTAGAACTCTACCCTTTTCTTTCAACCATTCCTCAGGTATAACACGGTGTGCCCATATGAAATCATTCTTGTCACACCAATTGCAGTACCTAGTCTTTGATCCTTTATAAAGCTTAGCCATAGAGTTACTAAACACAAACCTTATGTCTAACTCAGGGTGCTGCTTACGTACCTCTAAGTGCTTACGTCTGTCCTCACTATCAAAGATACCCTTAGTCTCAATGATGATACCGTTGTCAAGAATAAAGTCAGGCGTATAAGTCCTATATCTCAAGTCTTCCCACTCAATCTTTAGAACCTCGTACCTGACTTTACTTTGTTTATCCTTTAGATACTCAGCAACCTCTCTTTCAAGACCGCTGCGATACCGTCTAGAATTATGTCTCCTTTGTTTCTTCACTGGCAATTGATACATACTCTACTGTTGGGGGTGTCTTACCACCTTTGTAAACTTTAGAAGGCAATGCCTGTAAGTCAGGCCAGCACTTGTTCTTGTAGTCGCACCATCCGCACGTCTTGCATAGCTTCGTGTTACCACTAGCCTTGCCTCTGTATGTCTCAGGCACAGCCTCAAAGCAACGCTCAAAGGGTTTGTCTTTGTCTATGTAGTCGTAGGTTTCCTCTATCTTTTCTAGTACATGATCTGTATCAGCCTCACTAGCGGAGACATACTTGAAGTCACCATTCACTTTGTTGACTACCCACCAGCCACCGACTTCTTTGTCTGCTGCTTTAGCGTAACCTACAAGCTGAGATACATAACCAAACGTGTCATCACTATTCAATGTATGGAAGTCACTGAACTTGTTTTCGTATGACCAAGGAGAGGCTGACTTGATATCATCTACCTTACCGTCAAGCACCATGTCGTACTCTCCGCTAATCTCCTTACCGTTACCTAAGTCTAGCGTAACCCTGTCGTTACCTTGGAAGTGTACCTTAGCACCACGAAGGATACCCTTGAACACAGCCTCTACTATATCACCTATTAACATGTTGATCTTAAAAGACACAGGCTTAGCTTCAGCTACATCAGGGTGGTTCTTCTGCATCCACAACTGACAAGTAGGACGCCCAATGTTGGACATCCTTAGTTTAAACTCACGCTTCTTTGCGTCATCCTGGAACTGTTTAGTAAGAGCTTCCTGCACATCAGCAGCTACCTCTGCGATAACTGGTGCTGGCATAGAAGCCTTACCGTCTAGGACATCACGAAGAAAAGAGTGTATTGCTATCTCCGCTACATGCTGCATTACTCAAAGTCCTGCACATCTACGATGTTATCTACGATGTTAGCTTCTTCTTCAGAGATACGCTCTACGTTCTGCTCTTCCCACTTCTTGAGAATGTATTCATTGTTACGCTCTATGTAGTCCATGAAGTTCTGCAGTACATCATTATCTCCATCAGAGAAACCTACAGTAGCACCCAAAGAAGCAGACACTACAGCAAACTTAGTACCATTAGGCATAGTGCGTTCCTCTGGTGTCAGAGTGATAAGGTTTTCTACGGGTGAGATACGCTTATTCATAAGCTTAGTGATGGTATCATCAATAGACTTCAAGCTCTCACGGTTCTTAACATCATACACAAAGGGTACTTCTCCTTTATGATCTAGGACAGGATCACCACCCTCAACGAATGCATCCTTGAATACAGCTACACCCATGAGTACCTTGTAACGATTGACACTACGGATAAAGTCTTGCTGATCCTTAGGTAAGGCATTGAAGTCTTTGATGTAACCTGATGGACGCCCTAAGTTAAACGTACCTAGTGTGTCTTTCAAATCCATGTTAAGGTTGTTAGCCATCACAGTTCGTTGGAATACGTTGTTAGAACTATCCCACTTCTGCCAACGTGATCGCGTAACAAAAAAGCGAACATCCAAGCTACGTGCAAGGAATACATCTTCATCCTTCTTAATCTTAAACACAGGAGAGTTTGCTACCTTACCGTCAACTACTTCTTGAATAACTCCAGTAGTTACACGGTAAAGATCTACTGTATTAGAGGGGCTGGTGCTAGGAGAGAACCCCATTGCATCTGCCAAGTTCATATTTTCTACACTGAGGGGAACTATATTGTTCATGTATTATCCTTTTTAATTTTAGTTAGAAGCCATGTTATATCACTAAACATCCTTTGTGTCAAGCCAATTCGGACCTATCTTAGCTTCTAATAGTAGTGGTACATTCATCTTCACGTTGTAGGCTTGCTCAATTAGTGAATCCAAACATTCATTTATGTCTGTAATTATCTGTAATACTTGATCTTTCTCATTAGGATGTACGTCTATAACCATTGAGTCATGTACACTATTCACTATGCATGACTGAAAACTATTTAGTCTAGCGTCCATCTCGTTCAGTACAACAGGTACTACATCACCTGTAGCAAAGCCCTGCACAGGGTAGTTCTTGATCATCGTAAAGTGTGACGGTGTACCGTTAGACCTACGTGTAACCTCAGGGAAAGCATACTGTCTGCCACTGACGTTGGTGATCTTGTTAAACCTGATGGCCTCATCACCTAACTTCTTGTGCCACTCTGCTATACCTTTGTACTTCTTATTGAAGTGCTCGTAGTACGCAGCCTCTGCCTTTGATCTGCCATATCCAGTAGCCCCAAAGAGGGGGGCAAAGGTGTGAGCCTTAGCGTCCTGCCTACCTGTTGGCTGACCTGCATCACTTATAACCTTTGCAGTGTATGCGTGTACGTCAAACCCTGTGTTGATTTCTTCTATAGCTACCTTGTCCTGTGACAGGAACGCTGCGACACGGAACTCAAGCTGTGCAAAGTCGGCTTCAATTATGGAGCCTTCGGGAAACCTGGACACGAACACTCGTTTAATAGGGAAGGTGCCGCCTCTTGGCATGTTTTGCATGTTGGGATTCCGTCCAGAAAATCTACCCGTATTGGTGATATGCTGGGTAAGGGTAACGTGGAGTAGTCCGTCTTGTTTAGTGTGGGTGGAAATACCATCGACAAAGCTAGACAGATAA